AGAAAGCGCACCTCAAAAATTAGCTGAAAACGTAATAGTTTTCCCTCATTCAAAACGATTTGGCCCTGCTGCAACTGTAGAAGAACTGAAAGAACTAATCGTAGCAAATAAGACAGAAGTTATAGAGTGCTTTACAGAAGAACTTACCAAAGAGATTTTTAGAATAACTTCAGATCATGGCTACAATATAGATAACACAAAGGACATTGCCTATATACTTATTTCTTTAAAAGCGATACTATTACGACATGAGAACATCTATCATCCTATTCAAACGTTCATAGATGAAACTGTAAATGCTGACTGTATACAACCTATTGAAGATTAATTTCGGAGTATAAAATGATTATCCTTGACTTAAATCAAGTCATGATTGCAAATATTATGGCCATGTATGGCAAACATATTGGAAAGACACCAATTGAACTGGATCTATTTAGATCTATGGTGTTGAATACAATTCGCTCTCTAAATAAAAAGTTTAAATCTGATTTTGGCGAATTAGTCATCGCTGCAGATGGTAAGCGTAGTTGGCGTAAAGATGTATTTCCTTATTACAAGGCCAATCGAAAAAAGAATCGTGAAGAGTCTGAAATCGATTGGTCTTTGATCTTTAATTGCCTAAACACCATTCGCGAAGAACTTAAAGATAATTTCCCATATCCTGTAATCCATCTTGATGGCGCAGAAGCTGACGACGTTATTGGTGTATTGGTGCAAGAATTCTCTAAGCGAGATCCATCTCAAAAAGAACATATCTTGATTCTATCTGGCGATAAGGACTTCATTCAGCTGCACTCATACAATAGTGCAGTTACAGTGAAACAATTCGATCCTATAAATAAGAAATATGTTTCAGCAGATGATCCTAAGAGGTTCATGAAAGAACACATTATTAAAGGCGACGTTGGTGATGGTATTCCAAACTTCTTGTCTCAAGACAATAGTTTTGTTGATAACATCAGACAAAAACCTATTCTTAAAAAGAATCTTTCCGAGTGGATTTCATATTCCACTCCACAAGAATTTTGTAATGAAGAACTACTGCGTAACTATAAACGAAATGAATGTCTAATTGATCTTCGGTTTACACCAACACATATTCGCGAAGCTATCATGACTCAGTTTGAACAACAAACTGGCAAGAATAGATCTAAAATCATGAACTACATGATTAAGAATCGCTTAAAAGTGTTGATGGAATCCATTAATGATTTTTAGGATTAAAAATGTATAAATCACTTTATGAAGAATTGTCTATAATTTCAGAACTTAAAACATCAAAAGAAAAAATAGAAGCGATCTTAATGCATCGCCGCCGAGATGCTTTTAAATCTTTATTTGGTTTAGCATATGATCAAAGTATTAAATGGTTGTTACCAGAAGGTGAACCCCCGTTTAAACCTACAGAAGCTATAGACGTAGAAAGCCGTTTGTTAAATGAAATTCGTAGAATGTATCTGTTTGTAGAAGGCGGTAATCCAAATTTAACTAAGTCACGACGTGAATTTTTATTCATTCAGTTGCTTGAATCAATTCATCCGCTAGATGCAAAATTGATCATTTCTATTAAAGATAGAAAATTACCATTTAAAGGTTTAACTAAAAAGATCGCACAACAGGCATTTCCAGATCTTAACATCGAGGCAATTAAAGAAGAGGCATGAGCAAGTCGTTTAGAGAAAAAAGATCTCAAGATAAAGATCTTTATGAATCAATTCCAAATACAAGACGATCACATAAAGGTTTTAAGAAGAAAGAAAAAGTAGTCTATACAGCTCTTAAAACACGTGATATTGAAACGCTCATTAAATACACTGAGGATGAAGATTAATGCCTACGTATACATTTCGTAATAGTGAAACGGATGAAGTGTTTGACCAGTTCTTCACTTCATACACAAAAAAGGATGAGTTTCTTGTGGAAAACCCGCAACTACAACAAGTACTCCATCCTGTTGGAATCGGAGACCCAATTAGGCTGGGGTTGAGGAAACCCGACGATGCTTTTAGAGACAAACTCAAAGATATTAAACGAGCACATCGACGTAGCACAATTAATACATTTTAGGAGAGACAAGAAAAAGAAAAGACAGCAGACCTTTAAAGATCAAGATGCTCCGATTCAAAAACACCATCTTAATCTGAAAGCTATAAAGCCGATAACACAAAATCAAAAGCTAGCTTTTCAACAATGGAAAGCAGGTCAAAATCTTTTACTTCATGGACTTGCTGGAACAGGTAAGTCTTTTATTTCTCTTTATCTAGCACTGAAAGAAATTTATAACACGCAGTCATATTATAAGAAAATCCTTATAGTCAGAAGTGTAGTTCCTACACGAGATATGGGATTCCTACCAGGATCTATCAAAGAAAAAACTAAAGTCTTCGAATTACCTTATCAAGGTATCTGCACAGATTTGTTTGGACGAGGAGATGCCTATGAGCTTCTCAAGACTAAACATATCATAGACTTTACTACAACTTCTTTTATCAGAGGAAATACATTTCACGATACTATAGTTATTGTGGATGAGGTAAATAATCTAACTTTCCATGAACTTGATTCAGTTATTACTCGTTTAGGTGATAACTGCAGAATGATGTTATGTGGAGATTATCGTCAATCAGATTTGGTCTATCACAACGATAGAAATGGACTAATAACGTTTATAGACGTATTAGATAAAATGAATGGATTCTCACACGTTGAATTTGAAGTAGACGATATAGTGAGATCTGGATTAGTGAAGGAATATATAATTGCTAAAAATACCCTTGGTCTCACGTAGTAAAACTTTTACACTAAATGAAGTCGAGTTTCATGAACTTGAAGCTTTTACTGAGAATAATAAACGATACTATATGACTCCTACTGGAGAAAAGTATCCATCTGTCACTACTGTATTAGGAAGTAGAGATAAGTCGTGGTTATATGAGTGGCGTAAAAAAGTAGGGGAAGAAGAAGCTAATCGTATTTCTCAGAGAGCTTCAAATCGTGGGACTCGACTTCATAAAATATGTGAAGACTATATTCGCAATAAAGAAGACTTCTGCGGTAATCAGCCACCGCTTGCAGTCGATATGTTTAGATCTATACAAAGATATGTAGACTATATCGATGAAGTCTATGGCAATGAAATTGCTATCTATTCACATGAACTCAAAACCGCAGGTCGAATAGATGTATTTTGCAAGATGGGTGGTAAAAACGTTATCTTAGACTTTAAGACTTCAAGTCGTCTTAAAACAGAAGATGAAATTGAAAATTATTTTCTACAGACGACCACTTATGCAATGGCGATCAAAGAACTAAAAGGAATAGAAGTACCTAAGATCGTCATTCTAATAGCAGTAGAAGATAATGAGCCTCAATTCTTTATTAAGAATACAAGTGATTACGTAGAAAAAGTTAAGCAGGTGTTTAAAGAATATCATAGGTAATCGATGCAAATAAGAGTCTCTTGTTCTTATGATGAAAAGTTGAAACGACAACTAAAAGATATGGCTCTATTTGTGTTACCTAAACTCGTCAAAGGACGACCGATTCTTCTTAACAATTTGAAACTATATGTGAAGATGGATGATAAGCTTACTATAAAGGAAGAAGCTTGGGGATTGTGTTATTGGAAAGGAAATCCATATAGACCTAGAGCATTCTCTATATACATAAGAACTTCTTTGTCTAATATAGGAATCATTCAAACATATATTCATGAACTCGTCCATGTCAAGCAATATCTTCTTGGTGAATTGACAGATCTCACATCTGGAAAAACTAAATGGAAGAAGAGGATATATGAAGATCTCGATGAACAATGGCATGACTTATCGTCTCCCTGGGAGAAAGAGGCATACAAGATAAGCAAGTCTATGTATTTGAAGTACTATTGCCCTCCAATTATTTGATCCTGGCCTATGTACATTATTTCGTAAATACGGTATTATATGCTTGTAAATGTGAAAACAACCTAACATATGGAATATATCATGAATAAAGAAAAGTTTGCCAATCCTCCCCGTAAAGAAGCCACTCGAATTGGCTTTGAAACTGCAGAACGCATCTATTTGGCCAATGCTAGCCTCAAGACCAAAGAAGTGGTCAAGCTAATTGCCGATGAATGCGGAGTCAACGAGACTCGTGCATACTACTACTTGTACTGGCCGCGTCGTAAACTGCGTAACCAGATCAAGCTATAAATAAGATTGTGTTGGCTGGCGTAGCTCAGCAGGCAGAGCAGGGGTTTTGTAAACCTCAGGTCGGGAGTTCGATTCTCTCCGCCAGCACCATTTAATCCTGCAGGCGTTCATCATGTTTAAGCGATTCTTTTAACAGGACTTAAGTCCTCTCCCTTAAATAAGGAGGAACATATGTTCAATCATTTTTTATTGTGCGCCGTATTAGCATGCGCACCTATAACAACTTCTTATAACACTAATCCTACTGTACCTCTGACAATTACACAAAAAGTAGGATATAAACCATATAACAAGATCTTGAATGAAAGAGAAGTAAAGTGTCTTACAGACAACATTTACTTTGAAGCAAGAAGTGAAAAAGACATAGGTAAAAAGGCTGTTGCTCTTGTTACGCTTAATCGATTAAAAGACGACGAGTATCCTAACACTATATGTAAGATTGTTCATCAAAGAAATCGATATAAGTGCCAATTTTCTTGGACATGTCAAAAAACTCCGAAAGTACGTGATTTATATACCTATAGTGAATGTCGTAAGATCGCCAAACAAGTCATATTAAATCATGAAGTGATGCATGATGTTACAAAAGGAGCAACTAATTTTCATCGAAGGGACATTCGTCCTGAATGGGCGAATCCACGTAAAAGGACTGTAGCTATAGGAAAACATGTGTTTTATAAATTATGAAAAAAGTAAAAATCAAATCAGTAAAGCCAGTACAAGAATTCGTTAAAGAGATTGAGGTATATGTCAAAGAGTCTAAGCTAGACTACTTAGATGCTGTCCTTCACTACTGTGAATTAAACTCGCTCGAAATCGAAACGGTAGCAGCTATGATTCGTAGCTCAAGTAGGATCAAAGCAAAGATTCAGCAAGAAGCTGAGGATGCTAACTATCTTCCTAAGACAGGTAAACTTCCAGTATGACAGATGCTTTTGAAGCATACCAGAAATACTTAGCACTTAAACAACATTTCACGAGAGACGGGTACGATTATTTTAAGTATGGTGGCAAAGTGAGTGCCCGTCTCTCATCTTTTGAATCGAGAAAAGATAGGTTCTTTTTCTATAAATTGGCCAAACGAAAGGATCTTGAGAACTTTCTTCTAGCCAACTTCATCGATAAGGATGTATCTTGGGTCAGAGATCTTTTAGGTAATGAGGCAGAGCAGACATATACTGGTTGGCTTAAGCGTCAACAGTCTTTAGGGTATATGTTCCAGAATGAACTGGATAAGCTAGGTGATGATCTAAATGACAATCTAATGGTAACTGATGGGCAACATCCCAAATTGTTCAGGCAGTTCTTAAGAAACGAGATCTCTATAGAGACGCTTGTTATCTTAAACGATATCTTAAAGTTCTTCAAACATTGGAACGATAAGATCGAAGAGAAGATTATATGGAATGATGTATATCGTAAATGTACAAAATACCGACCTTTCCTTCGATTTGATCGTGAAGTATGTAAGAAAGCTTTACGAGAAAGGTTTACATAATTAATGGGATATGGTATAAATATACTGTACACTATGATGATGTGGACAAGAAATATACAAACATACACTGTAATACTAGGAGATATACATGGCATTTTCATTCGCAGACTATAATAAGACTCGTAAGAATCAGTTTGAGAAACTTGCTTCTCAGCTCACCAAACAGAGTTCTAATTCAAAGGAAGATGATCGTTTCTGGAAGCCAGACGTAGACAAAGCTGGTAACGGATATGCAGTCATTCGCTTCCTTCCTCCCCATCAAACTGAAGACTATGCTTGGGTTCAATACTTTGACCATGGTTTCCAAGGTCCAGGTGGTTGGTACATCGAAAAGTCTTTGACCACTCTTAATCAGAAAGATCCTGTATCTGAGTACAACTCTCAGCTTTGGAACTCTGGTCTTGAAGAGAACAAAGATGTTGCGCGTAAGCAAAAGCGTCGTCTACATTATGTGTCTAACATTTATGTAGTCAAAGATCCTTCCAACCCTCAGAACGAAGGCAAGGTCTTTCTCTTTCAATTTGGTAAGAAGATCTTTGATAAGATCAATGACTTGATGACTCCTCAGTTTCAGGACGAAGAGCCTATCAATCCATTTGACTTGGTCGAAGGTGCTAACTTCAAGATGAAGATTCGTCAGGTCGAAGGTTATCGTAACTATGATAAGTCAGAGTTTGATTCAGTTGCGCCTTTGTTTACTGAAGAAGAGAAGTATGATGATGTGTTGAACAAGATTCAACCTTTGCAGACTTTCTTGGATCCTTCTCAGTTCAAGTCTTATGCTGAACTCAAGGCACGCCTACATCGTGTTCTTGGTTGGGATAAGAATGCCTTTGAAGAACAGGCACCAAAGACTGCCCGAGCTGAAGAGATGAAGTTTGAGGAACCTAAGAGTCTTAAGTCTGCAGAATACGCAGACTCTGATATTTCAGAAGAAGACGATGATGGTCTTGACTTCTTTAAGAAGCTAGCTGAAGACTAAGCAGTTCCTGGCATGCCCAGACCTTGTGCATACATTTGTTGTACTTGGTTTGGGTCTGGCTTAGATACTAGCTTTTTCCCTCCTGCATTTCCTCCAGTAGGTGATGCAGGAGGAACTACTACTGCTACTTGAGGAGATGCAGCAGTCTCAGGTTTTGGTTTAGCACCTATTTGTTCTCCTACTCCAGCAGGAGCTTCAGCGACTGCAGTTCCGCCTAACTGACCTCCAGTGCCTTTTCCAGCTGCCAAGAGACCTGCGGTTTTTTGAGCTCTTTTCCCTACATCCCGTGAATATCCGCTCGGTCCTTTACTGGGATCAGATGCGTCTTTATATAATAATTCAGCTGCAGCTCTAGCAAAATCGCCTTCTTTTAATGCCCGAGCAGCTGCTTTAAATTTAATATACCACCCTGGACCCATATTATACGTCAAATCTATCATAGCAGCTTTACCAGATTCATTAGCCATATTCCAACCAGGCGCCTTTTCAGCCATTTTCACGTGTTTTGCAAAATCTTCTTCAAATAATGCATCCATTTCTTCTTCACTTAAAGTTTTACCTGCATAAGGTCCTGGACCAGTTGTTCCATTTCCTATCAAATGACCATAACCCACGGTCCATAAGCCTTTACTATCTTGATACGGTTGACCTGGTTTGCCAGGTATTCCCTTACCTTCATATCCTTTAATCATTTTTTTAATGTCATCCATCCCTGAAATAGGCGTAACTTTACCTCCTATTTCAGGCTGTGCTACTTGACCGGTACCACCAGTTGCACCAGTTGGAGGACGTTCTTTGTCATATTGTGCTTGCCGTTCCGCTTGCGCTTTATCAAAAGTGTCTGATATAGTAGTCTTTTCTCTGGCCTTTGCTCTATCTTCTATATCGGTGCGTTCAGTATCTAATGTGTTTTTTTCTTTTTTTAAACCTTCTAATTTTTTTTGTGCTGATTCTAATGCGCTACTTATTCCAGGTATGGATTTTAGATAAGGATTATCTTCTATAAATCCTATGAATGTTGTTATAGCTTTTGTTACTATTTCATTAATAGCCATTGAAACCGCATTCATCATCTTTTTAGGTATATCCATTATGGCTTCAATTTTATCACCTATAAAAATGAACAATGTATCTAGCGCTGCTCCTACATCCACTTTAAAAAATTTAACTATAGGATCGACTACATATTCTTTGATAACTCCAGAAATAGAATCAATTATCCCTTTAAATGAATCTATTATTTTTTGAGGAAGAGCTTTAATCGCTTCTTTGGAATCAGTAAAAAACTTCATTATATTAGGAAGAAAAGCAAAAATACCAAAAAGAAGACCCCCTAATAATTTTTGTATTAGTCCTCCAGATTTTTTATCTTCTTTTTTAGGTTTTACGCCTTCTTTAGTTGCGTCTTCTATATCTTTAGATTCTATTTCCTTTTCTATATCTGCCGCTTCAGAACTCTGTTCCTTTTTAAATAATAATGATTCATATCCTTCTACAGTTTTACGAAGAATGCTTATTTGGTTAGATATTGCTTGAAGTATATTAGTATCTACTGGTGAAGCTTCTTCAGATTTTTGAATAACTTCAGCGGAATTAGATTCTCTAGAAATATTAGTGTTATTAGCAGATTGCGGTGTTGCATCAGACTCCGATGGATTTTCATTTTCATCATATTCATTCGGTTCATTACTATCGTCAGATGTAGTTCTTGTTTTACTAGCACCTCTAGCAACTGCTGCAACACCATTTCTAGTAGCTTTGCCTATAGCATTGATTGCTTTTCCAGCTCCTCTAGTTGCGGATGCAACGCCTCTTCCTATTGCTTTAGCTCCTGCAACTGTTCCTTTTACTGCAACTCTAGCTGTAGCTGCTATTCCTGTAGCAACTCCACGAAGTGCAACGGCTCCTATTCTAGCAACTCCAAGTATAGCAGGTAACATTGAATTATCCCTTATGCGCTTCTATAAAATAGTTGATTTGCCATATCGCCTAAAAATGGAGTGGGATCAGGAACATCGTTAATATCATGAGGTCCTTGCCCCGGTAGCATTCTAACTTTTTGCCCAGTTGAGGGTATATTAACTACTGGAGGAGCAGAACTTTTTGGTTTAGCAGGAGGATTTTCATTTTCCTTTGAATTTGTATCTAAAGTGTTTCCTTTATAAGCTGTTCCTTGGTTTGGTTCAGGAATAGCTCCTCCTTCTGCTTGAACTCCTGCTCCGCCTGAAGTTGTTGCACCGGTTTCGCCTGTACCAGAAGATCCCATAGGTTCAGGAGTACCTCCACTAGATGCTGCAGCTGATTGCCCTTCTCCGTCTTTATTAGGAGTTCCTCCATTATCGCCTTTAACTGACCTGGAACTTCCTCCAGATTTTTCTATAAGAGTTCCGGTTTCCATTGATTTATTTGCGTCAAATTCTTGAGATACTCCATCAAGGATTTTGTCAACTTTATATTCTATTTTAACTAAACCTTTTTCAAAATCAGGCTTTACTTCATATCCTTTATAACCTTTAGCTTTATTTAATTCTACTACTCTTTTACCTTCATCATCAGCTTGTTTTAAGAGGATATCTCGCTTCTTCTTTTCTTCTCGTTTGGCTTGTGTTTTTGCTTGCTCTTTATCGACTTCAGTTATGGTATTATCTGCATCGGAAATTAATCCTTCTCCAAAATCTTTTAACCCCTTTTTCATATCTTTGAGTACATCAAATGGACCATCTGGCAGTTTATCAGCAAGACTTACGATGGTTTCACCCACAGTTTTTTGAATACCTGCTATTACTTTTTTAATATCGCCTATAAAGTCAGATACAAAATCTTTGACTACATCAAATTTTTCTGAGAAGTACTCAGGAATATCCTCCATAAAAAACTTAGGTAATTTTTCAGTAAAGAACGGTATAGCAGATTCAAATATAAAATCGAAGACAGGCATCAAAAATTCACTTATCTTTTCACGTTTTTCTTTGATCCATGCTAGAACAGTTGGAAATATTGCAAACAGTGTAAATGCAATAGTTCCAAGTAAACCTCCCATTCCACCTTTTTCTTTAGGTTGTTGTCCATCTAATTGTTGTTTTCCGTCAGAGTCAACTGGCTCTGCATCAGTAGGAGGTTTATTGGTAGAAAGAGATAAAACAGAACTTAAAGACTCATTGATCTTAACTAAATTTTCATGTATCTGCCCGAAAATATTATCTTCTTCAGAATATTTTGAATTTAATGTATCTAATTTTTCTGCGTGATCGTGTAGCACTTCACTGTGATTATTCAATTTATCAGATAAAGATCTAAATGTATCAAATATTTTCTTTAAAGATTCTTTGTTCATTTACTTTTTACTCGCCCAAGTAGTGAAGCCCATATAAGCGCCAACGACAGATGCCATGGCAATATAAAATGTACTGAAGACACTATCTAGAGCTTTAATTCGATCATCTGCAATATAAGGAGACATGAGAAGCGCGGTGAAGCCTACCATGGCATACATAGCAAGCCACGCCATTCTACGGCGGTTTTTAAATTTATCTTCTGCAATATTCACTTCAGTTTTAGATACTTTACCATCTCCATCCATATCAATGTTCTCTTGTTGGATGTCATCGGACACTATTAAGAAGCCCTTTCTCGTTTTTCTCTTTCTTCTTTAAGATATGCCAAAAGCATATCTACGTAAATATCCCTTTCAAACGGTATCAAATCTTCTATTTCACTTATTGAATACTTATGATGCTGAGCCATCGCAAAAACCGTTGTGTAATAGTTTTTGAGACTCGTATGACTCAGCCCTACGTAAAAAAATCTTGTAATGAACTCAATTTAATTGTACGATCATGATCAAACGAATTCTTATAATGCAATTCATGATATAACTTAGGCATTGTAGAAAAAAACTTTTCGATTTTTTCGAATGACTTTGTATCTAAGTTTTCAAGGAATTCTATAAGTTCTTGTTCAGTGCTTTCTTTGGCTGGATACACATTCTCAGAATCATAAATTGTATCAATCGTATGAATCAAAATCTTATTTAATAATTCGCTTTGATCTGTTATATTAGCCATTTTTTCTGTTACAGCTACGCTTGGAAACTTTAAGATCATACCGACTTCGCCATTGATATCGATCTTATTGTTATTCTCAGGATCAATCTTAACTTCGATCTCATCTAAATTAACTTCAAAATCATAAACCTTATCATCTTCATTATCACGATATCTGAGCTTAGCTATATTGTTAACTGAACGTGATCTTAGTTTTAAAAATACATATTCTAAATCAAACGTTGCCAACTGATTTACATCTAGATCATCGAAACAACAGTTATTGATGATTTGCTTTAGCGCCAACAAAATTTCACTGTTCTCACTCTGTTGAGCCATAAGAAGGATCTTCTCTTCTTTGACTAAGAAAGGTCTAAATTTTAATTCTTTACCAGTAGAAGGAATTTTAATTGTAAAGACCGGTACTGATATTTTTGGTAAAGCCATTGTATACTCCTAATAATTAAAAGAATCCCGATAAACCACCGCCAACAATACTTGCATTGTTAACTAAGTTAATTGCATCTCCTACACTTTGAGGTCTCTTGATAGCCGAAATGGTTTGTGCTATAGTGCCTAACTTCATTAATTTTTGTATATTAGATAATCCAAAACTAGATGCTGCGTCAGATATAGGTATTCTATCAGAAGCCCAAGTTTTATATTGAAAATTTACTCCAATATTCATCATGCTGTTTGTATTATTCCAATCCATGTCTATTTGATTTATTCTATATGGAAAAGCATCAAGCAAACGATATTCTAGGATTTTATCAGACTGGT